ACTCTTGCAGTCGTACCTGAAATTGAACCAGTAACGATTTCATTAAATGTAAATGTTCCACCAATACCTGTTGTACTATCAACAACAGGTGGATCAATACGAACTATTGGTGTGGTGTTATATCCTTCACCACCATCAACAATATAAACTGCTGTGACAATACCAGATGCATTAATAGTCGCAATACCAACTGCATATCTAGAAGGAGTTGGGAACATAGAACTAAAGTTGTTCTGATTACTACTAAACTTATAATTACCCGAACCAAAGAGTGGATACGTCCCAGAAGTCAAACCGATGGATACATTTGGTGCAGTTAAGTATCCAGAACCACCATTTGTGACTGTAATGGTTTGAACTGATCCAGCTGTTGATATACCTGCTGTCGCCGCAAAACCAGATCCATTTCCACCGTTCACCGTTATCAGAGGTGGAACGGTGTATCCACAACCCGCATTTGTGATATTGATTGCTGATACTCTACCAGACTTACCATCACATGCTGGATAAGTGTAATTTACTGATGCAATACCTGTGGCTGTTGTCTCACCAGCAGGAGCAGATGAGAATCCAAGTACTGGTTGAGCAGTAAATCCTCTACCCATGTTACTGATGTAGATTTTATTGACCGCACCAGAGGCACATACCGTAGCTGTTGCCGTTGCTGAAGTTCCAGCACCGATAAGATTCAGTGTCTGAATATAACCAATTTGTGCGATTTCATCATCAATCTCTGAAATATCAGTATCAATGACTTCATCTTCATATCTAAACAGTTCACATCTCAATTCATAGACATAGGTCTTCTTGAGTTGATAGAAAGGTTGTTCATGTTCAACAAACTTAATTTCAAACAACCTATCTCCAAGTGGGAAATAAATTAAGTCACCTTCTTTTGGTCTAGTGCTTAACTCAACACCAGAAAGATTTTTAATGAGTGGTGAGATGTAGTTTTCAAATCTCTCTTTTGAGATGACAAGTTGAAGGTCATCCCTATTCTCAATACCAAATTTTGAGAGTATAGTCCCTTGACCTGTGAAACCTTCGTAGTTATCAATATATGCCTCTAAAGGAAAGGCTTCAGTGAAATTAGATTCAATAACTTCTTTTATGACAGAGTTTGTAGTGGCATACTGTCTTGGGAGATAATGAACCTCAACACCATACATCTGCAACTGTTCGTTGACAAGACTCTGGATTAGGTTTTGTTCGGATCTAGTGCCGTTAAGAAAAAAGGGATTTAACATATGTCATCACCCTATCATGTCAAGAGGTGGTAATTCATATGTACTCAACATTCTCTCCTGTATACGATCGAGTTCTGCTTGTGCGTCGTCATACAATTGTCTTCCATTGAACTCAATACCACCAGGCAATTTTACACCCTGGAATTTAATTAGATTCTGACCCCACTGTTTTTTAATAAGTGCTGTCAGATATGGTTTCAAGAAAGAATCATTATAAACTCTTGGATAATCATTGGGATCGGCAGTTCTCCAACAATCAATGATAATAAACTCACCGACCTTGAGATTACTCCAATCAATGTCAAGATACATTCTATCTTTTCTTTGATTAAATCTGATCTGTTTATGTGTATTCAAGAGGAAGTTCATCGACTCCAAATACGACATAGCCATCGAGTAACTCAATAAATCGGTGTTACCCCAGTAGTAGATATCGTTCAGGAACAGTTGATACTTGAAACTGAACATGTTCGATGAGCTGATCGACTGAGCATCATCGTATTGAAATACCTTATTGATCCCGATAACGTTGGGTGGGATCTGAAGATAATTACTATTTTCGTAATATGTAAATGTCGTTGCAGTTCCTACAATATTAGTACTTGCTGCAGTTGAAGCGATACCAACCGATGGTCTCCCAGAACTTAAAGCGGGAGCACCAGGTGGTCTTGCCTTTCCTCTATCAACATCAGCTTGTGTGATTTGATACTTGAGATATGTTTGTCCTACACCATCAAAGTGTCTCTCTTGGAAATACTGGATGGCATCATCTACAAGATCTTCGATTTGTTCGTCTGCAACGTTGATCTCCAACACAGGAGCACCTAACTGCCTCAAACAATAGTCAATAAGTTCTTGTCTAGTACTTGGCTGTGCCATCTATTATTAGACCTATCTATATGTCTATTTATTTAATAAATCGGTGATGGTATGAAGCATATTCTTGATGTCATTCACATCAGTTTTCAAGTTTTCAACTTCATCTTGTAAATTGACAAAGTTTTGTTGTTGTCCATTTAATTTTTCACGACGTTTCAAATAAGATTTGAAATCGTTATTATTTTTATTGACAATGGCCCCTGAATGGGTATCTCTATAATACCCATCCATGCCTTCAACTGGAATCATTTTACTCATTATGCTAATGCGATACCTCTCAGATTTCTAATCATTGGAGCCACTGCTTGATCAGTAGATGTTCCAATGACCTTGATTCTAAATGATCTAAACGAAACTAAATCATCAACACTGAACTTATATTCTTTGAAGAGATTTACTGAAGGATCAACTTCATATGAGTCTCTCTTAGGAACAAAGGTGTCTGGAGTTCCATTACTATTACCACGTTCAAGGACTGAACCATTAGAATCAATGTTTGCAAATCCAGGGAATGGGATGAAGACAGTTTCATCAACTGGGACATCTTGATCAACTGCATAGAAGACTCTAATATCATTTCTTGTTGAACAATATGCATCAAGCAAGACTTCAAGAGATGTTGCAGGATTTTCTAAAGTAATGTTCTTAGAAACATAGAAGAATCTATTTGGATCATCTGTTGTTGTAGAAACTTTGAAGTCATCAGCATAATTAGTGATTGGTTGATTCACTCTATTTGATGTGAATACAACAGATGCATTTTCAAGGTCAATTGCAGGACTTAATCTTGTATCTGTTGTTACAAGATTGAATAACATGGAGAATGATCTATCACCAGGGAATAGATCGGAGTCCAGTAACAGTTCCTCATTCCTTGAGGAAGCGACCATTCTAAGAGAATCAAAGTAATTTTTCTCAAATAAGTTGACTTTTTGGAATCCTCTATCAAGCATATTTTCCTGATTGCCAGATACACTTGAAGCGGTAACCGTTCTTGCCTGAGAGATAAGAGTAGTTCCAAGAGGTGTAATATTTGTAACTCTTGGTGTAATCAAGTGGAATGGTAAGTTGTAAGTACTCTTGGCATTAGGACCACCTGCAACCTTTCTTTCATTGAAGTACAGAGGAGGGAATCCAGCAGCATTTCCAGGTGCTCTATTAGTACCATTCGCATTCATTTGTACTTTCACATAGTAATAATCAAGTCCAATTGCTGGCTCCTCAAGATCGGATGCTGTGACATTGATCAGTCGATGCTCTCTATTGATTCTTCTAAGTGATACGCCATCCAACTCATACTTATATACCAACTCACCAGAAGTATGAGACGCAATCGTTGTGTTATCAACACCTCTGGTAACACCAGTGAGGGTTCTTCCATTGACTCCAGTGTAACTAATTAATTCATCACCAATTTGAACATATCCAGGATTAGTACCACCAACACCAAGATTTTCAAAAGTATTATATTCTGATGCATCAGTTTCAAGAGTTACAAATGATGTTGTATCAAATGCATATTCTTGTGCTAAAGTATTTGGAATAACATCACTTCTTACTCCATCAATGGTGACTCTATTTGTATTAGAATAGAGACCATGATTTCTCTTGAAGACTCTGATATAGTCACCCTGATGAGTGACGGTGATTGGTGACAAAGGAATTACGTCTCCACCTACACCGTTGAGTTCTGTGGTAAAACCAACGTTGTTTTCGTAGTGAAGAGGATATGCAGAATTTGTAGAGAAATTACCCTGAACATTTTCAAGAACAAGAGTGTTGTTTCCAAGTATTTCTTGTACTGAAAGTTGAATACCAGATCCAAGATCAAGAGAACCAACACTGACTGGAGTCAATACATCACCAACTACATAACCAGAACCACCAGCATTAATGGTTGCCGCAACTGCAACACCACCATTGATTGTAATGTCTGCTGTACCATTAATACCCTTACCAGTGATTGCCGTAAGTGCAACCCCAGTGTAGGTAAATCCGCCAGATGATGGAGTGAAACCAGCACCAATATTTGTGAGTGACAAATCACCTGTCGCAGATCCAGCAAATGCTACAAGAGTACCTTGTGCTCCAATACTTAACTGTTTGACCGTGTTACCAAGTTGTAATGGTTCAGGTACACTTGCATCATTAACAGTAGTTCCAAGACCAACTCTAATTTGTCTGGATTCGAGTGAAAGACCATTAGGATCAATTTTCTCAAGAGATTCTGGTAAAAGTGGATTGAAGAAAGAAACACTACCAGTTGACTTGAAATTAGCTCTATAAAGTTTGAACTTAAGGTCTTCGTACTGACTTGGGGTCCAGATAGATGCGTTTTGTGATTTGAATAGAGAACCAAGAAGTGGTTGCTCCGAAACAATGACCTGATCGGACTCACCCCCGCCCAATGTTGTGATATCTGGCTCACCCAATCTACTGATATAGACGTTATAGTCTGTTGCATGAGACATCAATACCATAGCATATTCAGTCTCACCTTCAAGATATACTGGTGATTTGAAAGTAAAGGTAGTTGGAACTGTACCGTCATCACTGAGGTTGACCTGATCAGGTTCAAGTGAAACTTCAGAGAATGGAAGAACTCTCCGTGCTGGTTGTCCTAATTTAGTTTCTCTAATATGGAAAGTTACAGGAGCACTTTCTGCCTTTGTTCTAAAGAATACATCCACCTTCGTGACAAAGATACCTGTCTTGTCATCAACTGTAAATGTCTGTGCAAGTGGGTCACCTGTATTACCACCACCTGTAAATGCTGGAGGTGGGGGTGGTTGAATAATAATTTGTGGTGGTGGTAAAGTTCCACCAAGTTCTAAGTCAACGTCAGTTACCTCAGTATTTGTGTCTGTAGATGTAACTGTGATAGTATTAGATGTTGCAGTATCAGAAATTGTCTGGTTTTGAGAGAAGTCTTCTGAAATGACGGTGGCATTCTTAAGAGATAAAGTAGTCTCTTGAGTGGTAGAAAGATCACCTTGTGAATAGAAGATTGCGTCACCAGCGGTGGTAACCACACCCTCAATCATACTATTAGTTTTACTACTTGTAAGTCTTAATGTAGATCTACCAGTTTCGAACACAGGGTTAGATGAATTACCAGATTCAGGAACCTTGAATGAAGCAAGTAAAGTTCCAACTCTATCAGTAGTGAGTCTTCTAGCTCTTACTTTTGCCTGAGCACCGCTTGATTGACCAGTTAAGATCATATCTTTTGCAATGTATCCATCGAATTGTGGGAAATCCGTGGACTGAAGACTGAACAAGTCAACGTTCAGAAGTGAAGATGACTCTGAGTAAGTTGCTGGAACTTGAAGGTCACGATTATAAGGATTTACATTGTATATGTCAGTAGGTGCAGTATATGGACCAAACTTATGATTAGAGTTTGCAACTCTAAATTTTATCGATGGAACAGCAGCAGAATTAGTTGAAACTGCACCACCATTGTCCATATCACCGTGAACTGTTTCACCTGCAGTGAAAGTTCCATGAGTCATTTCAATTTCAATAAGTTTTGGAGTACAGAACTTTGTGATTGCAACTCCATCAAAGAAACTATAAAGTCTAGTAAATGGTTTAAATGAAGATCCTTTTATAGTAATATTACGAGATCTCATGAAGTTGATGATCTCATTATTAATTACGAAAGTACCAAGAGATTCGGTGTCAATTTTTTCATTTACTGTGTACTGAGTACCAGTTTGTGTTTGATTAAGTGAGATCGATGAAGTTGCTGCAATATTATTTGTTGTAGTTGTGGTGGTGGTATTTGTTTGGATATCAACTGTTCCATTTACACTACCACCGCCACCAAGATTTGCATTCTCACTTGCAGATATTGTGTTTTGAGAAGACGAAGTAGATGTTGATGTGTCGTTAGACAAGGATACATCTAAGTTTACACCAGTCGTTTCCCAGGAGTTCCAAATAATTGGTGTAACACCAACACTTTGACCATCAGCATTTGTAGTGATTTCTGCTCCAAGTGCTTCTGCAATTCCTTGGAAAGAACCCTCCATCATAACATTATTGGTTTCCATTTGTGTGGTATCAATCCACACATCAACATCTGGTGTTAATTCTATACTACCCTGCCAGAATTGTACCAGGAATGGTGTGACATTCTCAACTCTGGTTCCGTATGGTTGATTTAACCATTCTACATCATCATAATCAAGAGTGACTGTTTGACCAGTCCTTCTTACATTAACACCTACAGGATCTACAAACTCCGTATCTTCACTAGTATTAGATGTTGTTCCAACACCACTGATAGCATTAGATGCAAGTTGAAGATTGAGTGCAGTAGTATAATGAGATGGTCTGAGAATACCTTTCTTTCTATCGATACTATTTCTAATACCAACAGAAGTGTCTTGAGGTTCGAGACTTGAGAAATTGTCAACAAATATTCCAGACTTAAATCTGTTCAAACCGTTAGAATCTTCCACAAACAAGTTGAGAGTTTGTGATTCAAGGAGATTGAGTGAAGTGTAATATTCTAGATTTTTAATTCTTTGCTCAAGCTTCGCGATATCAGTCATCTGATATCTCTTATGTTCAACAAACTTTACTTCAGCGTCAGAAGTACTGTAAAGGAATGGTGGGAGATAAACCGTAGCAATAGTCATAGTATTGCTTAGTGGTTCAGGCATTTTGGGATTATCTTCCGCAGCACCTTGAAGAACTCCAAGTCTTCCCGTCGTATCAATGAAAATTCTATCTACTCTTCCTAAGAAGTAAGAATAATCAAGAGTCATAGATTCATCAGATGCTAAGATGTGTGATGAACTATGTGTTCTACCTTCTTGACCATCGGCAAAAGATCTTCCAGAAAATTCAAATGGAGAGTTTGCTCCTTCACTAACTGAGTAATCAACAACTCTTGGTCTAGCGTCGATAATGTCTGAAACTCTTGAATTTCCAACAACACCAAGATCTTTGGCGTAGTTAAAACCTTCATAAGAACTTACAGTTGTGATGTCTCCATCATCAGAGTCTTGATATCCTGCGGATGCAAAGTAAACACGGATTTTTCTTGCGGGAACTGGTACGTCAGTCTTTCTTACAATACGAGAGTAATCGTAAATGGATTGTCTTTGTCCATTATCGAATTTAAAATCACTCGTAATTTCTTTAGAACCTATGTTGACTCCAGAAGAAACACCATTTACATTTGAACTCTGGAATTTGATTATTTCACTATTCAAGAATGTTGAATTGTTCAGATATGTAAAATAAATCTGTGTATCGTCAAGTTTTTGTATGTAAACTGCCTTTGCACCACTCGTTTGACCAACTAAAGTTTCTCCAATAATCAGGTCATTTGTTGTTGCACTTACACCATCAAGTTGTCCTAATGTCATATTAGGAGCTACTGGATCAGTTGTGTCTTCAGATTCAAAAATACCATGAATTTTATAAACATCAGCAGTGTTCAGTGAGATTACTTCATCCTGAACTCTCGTACCATATGGATAATTACCAGACTCAAGACCGTCACCCAATGTAGTAGAACCGATACCTGATGCAGTATCTCTTGACTTGTTAATAATAATATCTTTTGAGATATTTTTGATTTTTACTTTTGATTTAACATTACTCTTCCTTATAGTCGTAATCAATCTAGAATTAGTGTCATTAGCACCAAGACCATTGATTGTTAGAGTTGTTGAACCATTTGTCAACGAAATCTTATCGTCTGACAATATTTCTGTATCACCGTTAGATCTGATGAGAGTATATCTTTCCTCATCATATGGTAAAAATACCTCATTATCCCCGGCATTAATTGCAGGAGTTGAATTATTTGAAATTGATGTATTATATTGTCTTCTAATGATAATATCAGAACCAACAAGATTTACTGATTCGACATTTAATTTAGGAAGTGTACTGAATAGGGCTTCATTTCCTGCAATATTACCAGATCCAGAACCACCTGCTAGTCTTGTAGAAATTAATTCTAAATTTTGAACTGTCTCTGATGATGTTGGAAGAGAACCGTCACATACACCAGTAACAGATTGAACAGCTTCAATTGTAAAATTAGTAGCTGCAATACTGACTACTCTACCAAGACTTTGAATATCTAAACTACTTCTTGAATATCTGACTAAATTTCCTACAGTGACAATACCAACAAATGTAAATCCAGCATCTGCAGGAATTGAAACTAAGGATTGAGAACCACTTTCTGCTGCAACATTCGCAGATCCAAAATTACGGACTCTGTTTTGAATGGTGTCACCAGTAAAGGTATTTGCAGATCCTACGATTCCGTGAACAGATTTTACATCTGACAATGAATAATTGGTGTCACTAGTTACAAATCTAGAATCATCCAACACACCATTGAAGAGAAGTCTTTCTCCCCTATGGAAGTTTCCATTAACGTTATATGCAGTAAGTGCTGTACCTGCAGAAACATTAAACTTCAGGAAACCTGTTGCACCACTAGACTCACCCTTAATATGAGTTGATGTGTTTAGTGTAACAGCTTCATTGACTGAAATATCGGAATATGTTTGGACATCAAATAATGAAAGATCCCATTGGTTGACATTCTGATTATTTAAATCATAAGCACCTGACTCAAGAGCAAAGTCATATACTCTTGCAATACCAATCTCCTTTCCTCCTGCAACCTCATCATCAGAACCAACTCTTTCGTCTCTAAGACTTAGTGTGTTAGTTGTATTAATACCAATACTTGCGGAACCATTGACCCTATTCAATCTAATAGAAGGTCCAAAACCAAAGTTTACTGCTTGTTGTTTAATTCTCTTGACGGTCCTTGGTTTCTGAAAATCAATCAGCGTGGGAGTGATAGTTTCTACCTCATATCCCTTCACATAAGCCTTACCAGGACTTACTTTATAGATACCAATTTTGTCACTTGGTGTTTGTCCTGAATCGGTGGTTTGTCCATCTTCAAATATACCTCTATTACCTTGATTATCATTAAGACTATTTTTGACAATAGTTCTGAAAGACTTTACATAGTAATTGCCAGATTCATCAAAAGTTCTTCTTGCAAACTCATCACCAATAAAATTATAAGAAGTATTTTCATTAACTACTCTAAGGACACCGTTCTTGACTTCAGACAATTGAACAAAATTTGAATCCTCAAAATTATCAAGAGATTTCTTCGCAAGAGATGTGCCAATCTTTAATCTATCCGCACCTGGGGCAGTGAAATTGTTAAATCCTTGAGCATTATCCGCAAGATTTTGATCAATGTCTGATGAAACGATCTCTTCAACGACATCTAAACCAACTCTATACGATGGAGTATTACCGTATTGGTCAAGAATTAGGGTTTCTGCACTTACATTAACAAAGTAACCTCTTAAAAAGTATACACCTTCAGAAATATTAAATGACGAACCAATAATTGGTGCATTTTGAGGAATAGAAGTTGCAAAACCCTCACCCGCCGAGATAAAGGTTGATGCATATGTGATATTCTTACTTGTTAATAAAATTTCTCCACTCAAGAAAGTACTAACTTCTTCATCTGAAGTTGAGGAATTTTCATAGTTCAGGTAAAGAGTATATACACCTCTCTCCGACTCTTCATTAGTAATATATTTTACAACCTTTGCAGTAACACCAGATGTAGCACCAGTGATGGTGGTGCCAAGAATCTGATCGAGGTAGATACCAACAGGAATACCTAAAAATTCTGGTTCAATTTGAATACCATAAAAATTTCTAACATAAGTCAGGTCACCAGGAATAATCTTTGCACCCTCTTTGAAGAAGTGGTTACCCATCTCTTCGACTTGATTTTGCAGAATAGACTGCAGACCAGTCAGTTCTCTTGCTTGAACTGGGAAACCAGGTTTAAATAAAACCTTGTAATAATTCGATTGCGGATCAAAGTCGTCAAAATACGGAGCGACATTGAGATTAGTTTCCTGTGGCATATCTCTTAGAATTGCAAGATAACTTTAACGTCTTCTTTCTGTGAAGCTGATCTAGTAACTGAGGGTCTATTATCGACATAAATGATGTCACCAGAGTACTTTTCAGACTCTGGATTAGAGACTCCTTTAGTGAAGTCTTGACCCAGGTAGTAGGTACGACTATTTATTGTCGTTGATACACCTGTAAAATTCTGATCAATTGTTAATGTATTACCAGTTGTAGGTATGATATCTACGCTACCACCACTTTTAGGGTCGGCAGTAAATCTAAGTTGTTCAAATCCATAAGTTGGATTGACATTCTTTGTTCCGTCAGTATTAAAACCTGCAGTTCTTCTATCCTGCCAATATTTCAGAATACCAGTTTGTTGATCATATGAAACAACTCGTCCAACAGCTGTTGAACCTAGACCTACAGTTTGTGTAATAAATGAGTCAGCTGTGAACTTTGCTTCACTATATCCAGTTCCAACTAATTTAAGTGCATAAACCGCACTTGCCTTGTCAATTGTCAGGTTAGTTGTAGAATTGTAGTTCTTTGGATTTTTGACGATACCTACTTGTGCAAACTGGTTACCAGTAATAAAGTCTGGGTTTTGAGTATCATTCTCAAATCTAGCATAAGAGAGAACATTATATGCACCTAACTCACGATAAATGTCTGCACCATGACCACCGTTAGGTGGAATAATAACATCAAACACTGGAGCAATAGTTCCGTTTGGAACACCACCTCTTTCAAGGTCGAGTGTTCCGAAAGAATATCCTTCACCACCCTTAGACACGGTGACTGATTCTACTTTTGAGTCATTATTGATAACAACTGTAGCTTCGCCACCTCTACCATCACCAAGAATAGGAACTCTTGTGTATGTTACGTTTGCTGTTCCGATACCAACACCACGATTCCTAATCGTGACAATTTTTAACTGACCACTACTACCAGCATTTTCCCTTACTGATTGATAAGATGCATTGGTCTCCCAGTCAGTTGGTACAGCAATATAATTTGTAGAATCAAATTTGATAATTTGATTTGGTTTGATAGTATAAAGATATTTCCAAATATAACCATCACCACTACTTCCAGCCTCTCTTGGCTCTAAGTCAGTGAAGTTAGGCTCATCAAGAGAAGGACCACCTCTAAAACTATTTTCTGGATTTGCGTTATTGAAAAGACAAATATAAACCTTATACTCACTATTCATAACATAGAAGTTGGAGTCATAGATATCAAATGCTCCAGAAGGTTGGGAAGGATTATCCCTATCAATATCATTTCTCCACATATCATATGTGGTACCTGACTGCCA